GAGGTCTTCGTCAAACCCGCTGCGGGGGCGTCGGTAGGCGCGCGCGGTCATGAAATCTTCGAGATAATTGTCGAATGGCGTGTACGCGCTGGCGAGCCGAGGTGTTCGCGCGATATGCGCCATGAGCGCTGGGCCAAGCCGCCCGCGCCGATCTTCGACATTTGGCGATTCCGGCATTTGATCGTAAACGCCGCCGCCCTCGGCGCGATAGCGTCGCGCGGTCGAGAGCGCCGCCGCCACCGCCTGCTTCTGCGGGTGGCCGGCCGCCATCATCTCGCGAATGTTCTGCGAGATCGCCTGGCGTGATCCTGACTTGATCAATGGCATACAATGAATTTATACTCATTTCTTGGAGAGACCAAGCCCCTTTGAGGTTTCGCCGTGCCAGGGCCGTTCAATGTGACCCAGGGCTCGACGGTGGAGTTCACGGTCGAGTTTCTGGATGCGAGCGGAGCGCTGACGGTGCCGTCATCGGCGACGCTGACCATGACCTACACCAGTGTCAGCGGCACCAGCGCCTCCTCGACGATCGCGATGACCCAGAGCGGCAGCTTCTTCGTCGCGATCTGGGGCTCCGGTCAGGCCACGCTCGGGATCGCGACGTTCTCGATCTCGGCACCGGGGCAGGCCACCGCAACGAATGGGTCGCTGCGGCTGCTCAATCCGTGAGGCTTTGAATGTTCTCGCCCGTCGTCCAAACGTCGCAGACCTACAATTTCAATCCGTCCGGCGGCGAATTGATCCTGACGGCGTTCGACCGCATCCAGGTCCGTCCGGCCGAGATCACCCAGGCGCAGATGCAGCGCGCCGTAATGGAAATGAACCTGGCGCTGACCAAGTTCAACAATCTGCAGCCCAATCTGTGGACGGTCGATCTGCAGACCATCCCGCTGGTGCAGGGCTCGGCCACCTATTCGCTGCCGGCCGAGACCACCATGATCCTCGACCTGTTCATTCGCTACGGCTCGATCGACCGCTATCTGTCGCCGATGAGCCGCACCGAGTATGCCGCGATCGCGGTCAAGACCAACCAGGGCTTCCCGAGCCAGTACTGGTTCGACCGGCTGATCTCGCCGACCGTGACGTTCTATCTGGTGCCGGACGGCGCGTTCTCCTACACGGCCTATTACTACCGCGTCCGCCAGATGCAGGATGCGACCATGGCCAACGGCTACAACGTCGAGGTCATCCCGCGCTTTCTCGATGCCCTGACCGCCAATCTGGCGCACCGCCTCGCCCGCATCTATCGGCCGGAGCTGGAGTCGGTGCGCAAGGCCGATGCCGACGAAGCCTGGATGATCGCGGCTGCCCAGGATGTCGAGAGCACCCCGATTTACATCACGCCGTCGGTCGGCGGCTATTTCCGGTGAGGACATCATGGCTTGGTTTTCCGCGGGCGTGCTGACCAACCCTTCGACCGACACCATCCTGGCCGACTCGACGCAGCCGGCGGTCAACGGTCGCTATCGGGTGGTCATGGGCGGCGCCACGGCAGTCATTGCCGCGGTCGAATGGCGCAACGTCGCCAACACCGCCAACAACGGCTCGCAGGTGATCGCCTCGCCGGCCAATAGCGCGATCGAGATGATATTTTCCGGCATGACTTGGACGCCGGGTGAGCGGCTGCGGGTGCGGCTGGTGTCGCCGTCAAGCCTGAGCATTCAAGCCACAATCATGGATGCCTGATGCGACCGCACGGCCGAGCCTCCATTGATGCGCGCCATCCACGGGCGCTGGCGATCTGCGACCGCTGCGGGGCCATGGTCAATCACCATACCCTGAAATGGCAGATGCGCTGGCGCGGGCCGCAACTGCAGAACATCCGTCTGTATGTCTGCCCGGATTGCTATGACAAGCCGAACGAGCAGGAGCGCAGCTTCGTGCTGCCGATCGATCCGGTCACGATCGCCAATGCGCGACCCGAGAACTATGCCGACGCCGACAACCCGGCGTCCTATCTCGGCTTCGATCCAGCCAACAATTTCCTGCCGCAGAGCCAGCGCGGCATGAACATCGGCACCTTGACGCTCGGCGGTGGCGTCGATGCGGCGTTCGACAGCAACACCAATAAACGTTTCGAGTTCAGCGCCAACCTGGCCAACAGCGTCTCGTCATTCCAGAACACGGTCGGCAAGAACTGGGCGGCCGACGCCAGCGGCATGCTCACGCTGTTGCCCTCGACCGTGGCGGCGCAAACCCATGTGGTCGACTCGTTCACGCTCTATGCCCCGAGCGATCGGCCATTCTTGAACTCGACCACCGGCATCACCGGCTTCCGGCTGGAAGCCTCCGCCAACGGCGCCACCTGGACCACGCTCTATTCCGGCACCACGGCCGGCGGCGCAGGCGAGACCATCACGGCCACCACCACCTCGGCGCAACCGTTTCAGTATCACCGCATCAATATCCAGGGCGATGGCATCGCCTCGGTCGGCCTCGCGCAAGCGGTGCTCAACATCTCCGACGCTGGAGCCAACGAGCTATGACGCTGACCTACAGCTCCTACGTGGACCAGCTCACCAACCTGATGAGCGTGGCATCCTCGACCGACCCGAATTTCTCGACCTTCCTGCCGGGCGCGATCGACTATGCCGAGGGCCGCATCTATCGCGACCTCGATCTGCTGGCGACCCGCATCACCAGCACCGCAGGGGCCTGCTCGTCGGGCGTGCGCACGGTCGCGCTCTCAACCACGCAGGGCACCTTTCTCGTCGTCGAGCGCGTCAACGTGATGTCGTCGGCCGGCGCGCCGTCGTCGGCCGCGACCCGCAATCCGCTGCTGTTCGTGAGCCCGGACTGGCTCGACGCCACCTATCCAACCGCGCTGTCGTCGTATTGCGGCCTGCCGCTGTTCACGGCGCGACTGTCCGACACCACGCTGGCATTCGGGCCGGCGCCGGATCAGGCCTATGGCCTGGAGGTGTCCGGCACCTATCGGCCGAGCGCGCTGTCGTCGGGCAATTCCTCAACCTGGCTCACCCAGAACGTGCCCGAGCTGTTCATGGCCGCCACCATGGTGTTTGCGGCCGGCTTCCAGCAGAACTTCGGCGCCCAGGCCGACAACCCGCAAGCGAGCGGATCATGGGAGCAGCAGTACCAGGCGCTGCTGCAGACCGCCACGGTCGATGAGCTGCGCAAGAAGTATCAGGCCGAAGGCTGGTCGCCAGCCAAGCCGTCGCCGGTCGCGACGCCGCCGCGGGTGTAAGCCATGCCCTGGGCCGCCGTCGAACTCAAGCCGGGCGTCAACACGCAGATGACGCTGTCCGCCAACCAGGCCGGCGTCTCGCAGAGCCAGCTCATCCGCTACAAGGACGGCATGATCCAGACCCCCGGCGGCTGGACCAACTACATCACCACCACCATCGCCAGCACGGTGCGCGACCTGCACCCGTGGCAGGACTTCGCCGGGGTCTCGCATCTCGGCGTCGCCGCCACCGGCAATGTGATTGCGGTCACCGCCGGCTCGCAGCAGGACATCACCCCGCAGACCCGCACCAGCAATCCAACACCGAACTTCTCGATCTCGTCGGGCTCCGATCTCTTGACCGTGGTGGACCCCGGCTCGTCGATGTCGCTGTTCAACACCGTCTATTTCAACACCCCGATTGCGATCGGCGCCTATCTGGTCAATGGCGCCTATCCGATCAACTCGGTGCTCGGCTCCTCGATCTACACCATCAAGCTGCCGTCGGTCTCGACCGCGACCGTCGCGTCGAGCGGCAAGCTGCCGACCTTCACCACCACCGCCAACTCGGCCACCGTCACGGTGACGCTGTCGAACCACAATTTCCTGGCCGTTCCGGGGCTCTACCAACAATTCATCGCGCCCACCACGGTCGATGGCATCGTGGTGCAGGGGCCGTATCAGATCAACACGGTGATCGACTCCACGTCGTTCACCATCAACGCCACCCAGCAGGCCAGCGCGGCGGCCACCGCCACCATGAACGCGAGCCTGGCGCAGCTCGTCTACTCGATCACGATCGGGCCGGCGCCGGCCGGCACCGGCTTCTCGGCTGGCGGCTATTCGTCCGGCACCTTCAGCGGCCTCGGCGGCGCCTCGGCGGGCGCCGCCGGCACGCCGATCACCACCACCGACTATACCCAGGACAACTGGGGCGAGGTGCTGCTGGCTTGCCCGAAGGATGGCCCGATCTATGCCTGGGCGCCGAACTTCGGCGTCCAGAACATGCAGGTGATCAGCCAGGCGCCGTTCTTCAACGGCGGCATCTTCGTCTCCATGCCGCAGCAGATTCTGGTGGCCTGGCGCTCGATCCAATCGACCGGCGTGCAGGACCCGCTGCGGGTGCGCTGGTCGGACGCCGAGGACTATACCAACTGGACGGTGTCCAATCAGACCACCGCCGGCTCGTTCCACATCCCGACCGGCTCGCGCATCGTTGGCGGCATCCAGGCGCCGCTCTATGGCCTGATCTCGACCGACGTTGATGTCTGGACCATGACCTATGTCGGCGGCACCGTCATTTTCAATTTCACCCGCGTCGGCTCTGGCTGCGGCTTCTTGTCGTCGCATGCCTGCGGCATTCTCAACGGCGCGCCGTTCTGGATGAGCGGCAATAACTTTTTCACCCTGGCCGGCCACGGCGTGCTGCCGATGCCGTGCTCGGTCTGGGACCAGGTGTTCCAGAACATCAACCCGCTCTACACCGACAAGGTACGGGTCGCCGTCAACTCGCTGTTCAACGAGGTCACCTGGCTCTATCCATCGGCCACCTCGACCGGCGAGTGCGACAGCTATGCCAAGGTCCATGTCGAGGGCTCCGAATACGAATGGGACTATGGCACGCTCGACCGCACCGCCTGGTGCGACGCCTCATTTCTCGGCGGCCCGATCGGCGCCGACCACTTCGGCCAATTGCTGCAGCACGAGAATGGCACCACAGTGTCAGGCGCGGGGCTGCCATCGTTTCGCAGCGGCTGGTTTGCCATCGCCGAAGGCCAGCAGATGGCCTTCATCGACTTTGTGATTCCCGACTTCATCTGGGGCACGCGCGCGGGCGCGCAAACCGCCTCGGTCCAAATCACCTTCTACAGCGTCAACTTCCCCGGCGACACGCCGTTCAGCTACGGGCCTTACACGGTCACGCAGTCAACCGAGTTCATCAACACCCGCATCCGCGGCCGGCTGATGTCGCTGCTGGTGCAGAGCACCAACAATTCCGAGTTCTGGCGGCTCGGCCGGGTCCGCTATCGCTTTGCTCCGATGGGAAGGCGCTGATGGCCACCTCGCTCACCGATCTGTTGCAGTCGCTGCAGCAAGGCGTGCAGGCGATCAACAATCTCGCCGTGGTGATCACCGCCACCTTTCCGCAGGCGGCGGCGCTCTCGACCTCGGCCACCACCGGCGCCGCCACGCTTACGTCCTCGCAGCCGGCGGCGTTCCTGACCGTCATCACCTCCTCGGGCGCGACTTACAAAGTCCCGCTCTACAACAGTTGAGAGAGCCGCCATGGTCTCCACCTTCACCACCGCGCGCGGCCTGGAAAAGCCGGCAGCCGGCGATCAGGTTGGCACCTGGGGCACCGCCACCGTCAACCCCAACATGGACCTGATCGACGCCGGCATGGGCCAGCTCGCCACCGTCTCGGGTGCCGCCGGCAACGTGGTGCTGGCGTCGGGTCAGTATCGCTGCGCCGCCATCACCTTCAACTCCACCCTGGTCGGCTCGATCTCGGTGACATTCCCGACCTCGTTCACCGGGCCGTACACCATCTACAATGCCTGCACCGGATCGTCGGCTTTCATCATCACGCTGCAGACCACGGTGGCGGGCGGCGAGTCGATCGCCTGCAAGCCGGGCGAGCCGTTCGACATCTTTAACGACGGCAGCAACATCCGTTACCGCAATCTCGGCCATGTCGGCAGCTATTGGGACTATGCCGGCTCGTCGGTGCCGAATTGGGTCGCGGGCTGCAGCAAGCCGCCGTATCTCAACTGCGACGGCACCACGTTCTCGTCGGCGACCTATCCCCAGCTCGCGGTGGTCATGGCCGGCAATACCCTGCCGGATTTTCGCGGGCGCACCCGCGCCTATCTCAACCAGGGCACCGGGCGCTTGACTTCATCGGCCGGCGTCGATGGCAACACCAATTACGCAGCCGGCGGCTCGCAAACCATCCTGTCGAGCGCCCACATCCCGCCGGTGCCGATCACCGATCCGGGACATTCGCACACTTACACTCGCTATAGTGCTCTGCAGGTGCAATCTGGAACGAATACGCCCTGCTGGACCGGAGAATCCACGCAGACCACAAGTAGCAATACCACTGGCATCACCGCCGGCAGCTCAAACTCCACCACCTTCACCAACATTCAGCCGACCGCCATCGGCGGCATCACCATGATCCGCGCCGCCTAAATCGTGCGGATCGAGACCAGCGCGCGTGCCACGGTCGCCACCGGCGCCGATGGCGCCGGGCTTGCCGGCTGCTCGATCACGCCGCTGAGGCCGGGGCTCGCTGGCGTCTCGACCACGCCGATATAGAAGGTCTTGGCCAGCTCGATCACCCCCACGTCGGCGATGCTCGGCCGCGCGAACCTGATGCCACCGAACAACGCGCTATCGCGGGTCTCGACCGCATTCATGGTGCCGGTGATAGTCGGCGTCGGCAGCAGCCGCGGCGGATGCGCCAGCGGGTTCTGCTGCAGCGCCGCCGACAGCCCGAGCTTGAGCTTGACGGTCGGCTCCGACAACGCTTCGAACCAATTGAACGGCACGATCGGCGTCGGATAGAGCGCAGTGAATTGCTGTTGTGACGGCCGCAGCCGCAGCGCCACCCGCGCCGGCTCATTGAGCGGCTCAAACCAGCCCCATGGCACGATCGCCGGGAATGGTGGCGCCGCCAGCATTGGCCGCTGCGAGGCAGACAGTGCTGGCTTGGTTTTGACCGCTGGTTCGCTCAGTGGAGCGAACCAGTCGAATGACGGGGCGACGACAGTTGAGACGTAGATGAGAAGGCCGGCGAAGGCGCGTGGCGCGGTCGGCGACGGCAGCAGTGCCGGCCGCGCCCATGGTGTGAACCAGGACGCAACCGTTACCGGCTCGTATTGGATGACAATGATGCTTGGTCCGCCGTTTCCTCCCGATCCAGCAAGGCTAGTTGGGACGGTGAGACCGCCGCCGCCGCCACCGCCACCGTAATTGCCGCCGGCTCCGCCATTGCCGCCTGGATCAGAGACATTCCCCCAGCCACCGCCGCCGCCGCCGCCCGAGCCCGCAATAGAGCTGATCTCAGTACCGGCCCCA